GAAGTTGTTTATATGACTTCTGCTCAGATTGGCAAAGCTGAAATTTTAAACAACATCATTGGCTATTTTTCGCATCAAGACCCATCGCCAATGTTGCTGATTCAGCCAACGCTGGATATGGCAGAAACTTGGAGCAAAGACCGCCTTGCGCCAATGATTCGTGATACTGAGGTTTTGCTGAATTTATTCAAAGATGCAAAAAGCAGAGATAGCCACAACACGCTTTTGCACAAAAAATTCACTGGTGGGCATATTACAATGGCGGGAGCAAACAGCCCATCTTCTCTTGCCAGCCGACCAATTCGGATTGTGCTGCTTGATGAAGAAGACCGCTACCCTGTTTCTGCAGGTGCGGAAGGTGATCCGGGAAGTTTGGCGCAAAAACGCACAACCACTTTCTGGAATCGCCTGCTAGTTTCTGCCAGCACGCCCACTAATGAAGGTGAAAGCAAAATTGAAGCACGCTATCAGCAAAGCGACCAGCGCAGATTTCATGTGCCTTGCCCTGATTGTGGAGCGTTTCAGATTTTGCACTGGGCGCAAATTAAGTTTGAGAACAAAAAGCCTGAAACGACTTATTATGAATGCGAGCATTGCAAAGCTAAACTGCAAGAAAGCGATAAAATCTGGATGCTTGGCTATGGACAGTGGCGAGCTGCTGCCCCATTTGCTGGCATTGCTGGCTTCCATATTTCCGAACTATACAGCCCTTGGGTTAGATGGTCGGAAATGGTGGAAAACTTCCTTAAGTCAAAACGGCTGCCAGAAACGCTGAAAGTTTGGGTTAATACCTCACTTGGCGAAACATGGAAGGAAGCAACCGAAGGCATAGACCCATCAGGATTGTTAAAACGCAAGGAAAACTGGGGCAGAATTGCGCCAGAAAATGTGTTGGTGATAACTGCTGGGGTGGATGTTCAAGATGATAGGCCTGAAGTTGAAATTGTTGGCTGGGGCGTGAATCAAGAAAGCTGGTCTTTGCAATATCATGTTTTACATGGTGATCCAGCGCAGGCAAAATTATGGGACGATTTGGACAAGGTGCTACTTCAAACCATAAAAACAATTGATGGCAGAATTCTATCGGTTGGTTGTGCATGCGTTGATACTGGTGGGCACTTTACTCAGAAAGTTTACGAGTATTGCAAAGCGCGGGAACATAACCGCATTTTTGCAATTATAAGGTGCAAGCCAGCTAGGAAAACCGCTTATCAGCAGATTCAGCAAGGCAAATAAATTGCGGGTGAAACTGTTTACCATCGGCACTGATACTGCCAAGCAGATGATATATTCAAGGCTGAAAATACACCAGCCCGGTGCGGGTTATTGTCATTTTCCTGCGGATTATCCAGAGGAATATTTCCAGCAATTAACATCTGAGCGCATACAAACCAAATTTATTAACGGACACCCAGTTAGAATTTGGGTGATGCCAAAGGGCAAACGCAACGAAGCATTAGACTGTAGAGTTTATGGCTTGGCTGCGCTGCATATTCTTAACCCAAACCTAGACGCACTTGCCCAAGATTCAGAACGCCAGCGCATGAGCAACAAAAAAACTCAGAAGCAGGAATCTGAAAATTGGATTGGCGCTGATGATTGGAATTTTAGCTAGAGGTTTTTATGACAATAACAGTTTCACAAGCGCAGGCTGCGCTGGATAGGTGGATTGCGGCTGATGCGGCAGTTGCCAAAGGGCAAAGCTACAGCATGAACGGCAGAAGCATCACGCTGGCAAACTCAAAAGAAATTCGGGAGCAAATTCAATATTGGGAGCGCAGACTTATTGCGCTTTCAAACCAATCAGCCAGCCAAGCAACATTAGCGGATTTTTCAAATGACTAATTTAATCGATAAAGCCATAGAGGTTTTCTCACCGGAAACTGCTTTGCGTCGGGATACTGCTCGCAAAATATTGAAGGTGCAAAGAGCCTATGAAGCAGCGCAACCATCACGCCTGCGCAAAACCAAAACTGATTCTGGCAGTGGTGATGCAATTGTTGAACGAGCTGGCGAATCGCTGCGCCTGCAAGCAAGGCATTTAGATGAAAACCACGATTTAGGTCGTGGGGTTTTGAACTGCCTTGTGAATAATGTGGTTGGGCGTGGAATTACTGTTGAGCCCCAAGTTAAAAATCCTGATGGCACACTTAACAAAAAAGTTAATGACCGCCTGATTGAGCTTTGGGAAGAATGGATTCGTTTTCCAGAGGTAACTTGGGAGCATCACTGGAATCACATGTTGCGCTTGCTGGCTCGGTGCTGGTTTAGAGATGGCGAAGTGTTGGTGAAGCATATTCTTGGCACAAGCAGCAGCCTAGACCATGGAACATTAGTGCCATATTCGCTGGAATTGATTGAGGCCGATTATTTGCCGTTTGATCTGAACGATACAAAAAAGCGCATCATTCATGGGGTTGAGAAAAACACATGGCAACGCCCCAAGGCTTATTATTTATACAAAGACCATCCGGGAAATAACCGCACGCTGGTTTATCGTGGTGATACTGTTCGCTATACTGCCGATAGAATTATCCACCTTAAAATTGCTGATAGAATTGCACAAACTCGTGGTGTTTCAATTTTTGCAAGCGTGCTTACCCGCCTTGATGACATTAAGGATTATGAGCTTTCAGAAAGGCTGGCTGCAAAGATTGCAGCTTCAATTTGCGCTTATATCCGCAAATCAGTTGATGCACCACTTAATCAAGGCAGCACTGATGACGCTGGCAATCGCCTGATGAAAATGCAGCCCGGAATGATTTTTGATAATCTGCTTCCGGGTGAAGAAGTTGGAATGATTGATAGCAACCGCCCCAATTCAATGCTGGAGCAATTCAGAAATTCACAGCTTCGTGCAGTGGCAGCAGGAACAAGCACAAGTTTTTCAAGCATATCAAAAGATTATAACGGAACATATTCAGCACAACGGCAAGAGCTAGTGGAGCAATCAGTGCATTATGGCGTTTTGCGGGATTATTTCATTGAAAGATGCGTGCGCCCAATATGGGAAAAGTTCGTGGAGATGGCGGTTTTATCTGGGCAGTTGGAAGTTGGTGAAAAAGAAATCAACAAAATTTCACTAAACAAAGCCAGCTTCCAAGGACCAACAATGCCATGGATTGATCCGAAAAAAGAAGGCGAAGCAGAACAGCTTGCCGTTGGCGCAGGCTTCAAATCTCGTGCGCAAGTAATTCGTGAACGAGGTGGCAACCCGCAAGATGTGTTTGAGCAAATCAAGCAAGAGCGAGAGCAGGAAAAACAAGCTGGAATTAGCTTCAGCACGCATAATTCAACCAAGGAGAATAGCAATGACTCAAAAAGCTCAAAAGAAGAATCAGAATCAGGAGATGCTAACAAGAACAATTGACCTTTCCTCCAGCTCAATTGTGGACACTGAAAGCCGCCTTGTGCGGCTTTCTTTTTCCTCAGAAGAGCCAGTAACCCGCCAGAGTTTCTTCAGCGACCCATGGACAGAAGTTCTCGGGCATGATGCTGGCGAAGTTGACATGGAAAGGCTGAATAACAGCGCACCAGTGCTTTACAACCATGACCGCAACGAGCGAGAAAACCGAGTTGGCGTGGTTGAGCGAGCATGGCTGGAAGATGGCAGAGGATATGCCGAAATTCGCCTTAGTAAACGCCAAGATGTTGAAGGCATTTGGCAAGATGTGCGTGATGGCATTTTGCGCAATGTTTCGGTGGCTTATCGCATCAATGAGCGAAAGTTAATCGAAGAAAACAAAGATAAACCAGATGTCTATCGGGTGGTTAGTTGGACACCGATGGAAATCTCGCTGGTTGATATTCCTGCTGACCCCACCGTTGGGATTGGCAGGAGTGAAGAGCCTATCAATCTTAATTACAAACCCCAACCAAACCAAAAGGAGCAATCTATGACTAAAAAAACCGCAGAAATAATTGAAAGAGATGAGCCAGATATTGATAATATCCGCAAAGAGGCTCTCAGCGAAGGCGCAAAACTTGCGCTGGAGAAAGAGCAAAAAAGGCGTGAAGAAATTCGCGGTCTATTTGCAGGCCATGAGCATGACACTGTTCGTGATAAATGCTTGGATAATCCGCAAGTGGATATTAACGAAGCCCGCAAAATGCTGCTTGATGAAATTGGCAAGCGTGAAGCGCCAGTGGTAAATCAGCGCATTGAAGTTGGTGAAACTGATGCTGATAAATTCAGCCGTGCTGCCGAAGATGCAATTGCATTTCGTGCGGGCATTTCTGATAAAAACACCAAACCAACTGAGCTTTGTGGCTACACCTTGCTGGAAATGGCGAGGAAATCCCTTGAGCTTCGTGGGGTTAGAACTGCAAATATGGATAAGCGCGAGCTGGTGGCTCGTGCCTTCACCCATTCCAGCAGTGATTTTCCAAAACTATTGGAAAACAACGCACGCAAGGCAATGCTTAGAGGCTATGAGGAAGCGGAAGAAGTTTTCTCAATGTTCACTCGGGCTGGCAATCTTTCAGACTTCAAAACGCACAGCCGTGTTGGCATGGGTGTTTTTGATACTCTGGAAGAAATCAAGGAAGGTGGTGAATATAAGCATGGCACACTTGGTGAGCGCGCAGAAAGCATCAAGCTGGCAACTTACGGAAAGTTATTTTCCATAACACGCCAAGCCATCATCAATGATGACTTAAATGCGTTTACCGACATTCCTCGAAAAATGGGGCGTGCAGCTTCCAGAACAGTTGGTGATTTAGTGTTTAGCATTTTAACCAGCAATCCGAATATGGCTGATGGTGATCCGCTATTCCACGCTAACCACAAAAACTTGGCTGCAAGTGGTTCGGCAATCACTGCTGCAAGTGTTGGTGCTGGCAGAACGGCAATGCGCACGCAAAAAGATGGTGTGGCAACGCTGAATATCCGCCCAAGCTATTTGATTGTGCCAGCAGCGTTAGAAGATATTGCAACAGTGCTGATGACTTCTGAAACTGACCCATCACAAACCAATAGCAGAAAGCCAAACCCAGTGCGAAATGCTGCGGAGATTATTGTTGATGCAAGGCTAGATGCTGCATCAGCAACCGCTTGGTATTTATCCGCTGACCCGAATGTGTTTGATACGATTGAAGTTGGCTACTTGGACGGAGTTGCAGCTCCATTCCTTGACCAGCAAGATGGCTGGACGGTTGATGGCGTTGAATACAAAGTTCGTATTGATGCCGCAGCAGCTCCGCTTGAGTTCCGCACTCTATACAAAAATCCGGGTGCATAAACCTTTCAACAAAAACAATAATCTAACAAGGAGAAAACTATGGCTAAAAACTATGTTCAAGATGGCAAAACGCTCAACTATACGGCTGGTGCTGATATAGCCTCGGGCGATTTTGTGTTAATTGGCGCACTTGGTGCAGTTGCCAAAACTGATATTGCCAATGGTAAAACTGGCGCAGTGCATGTTTGCGGGGTGTTTAGCGTGCCAAAAGCAAGCGGTGCAATCACGCAAGGTGCAAAACTATATTGGAGTGCAGCCAATAGCAACCTAACCACAACCGCATCAGGAAATACATTTGTGGGCTTGGCTGCTGAAGCTGCTGCCAGTGGCGATGCAAGTGTAAAAATCTTGCTTAATGTTGGTTGAGTGTGGCTATGCCGTTTATTGATGACATGCATAGCCACCATCTATCTATTTTTGAAATGCTTGATGGGCGCGAGGTTATTTACACACCTGATGGTGGAAGCCCTCGCGCCTTATCGGCAATGCTTCAAGAATATTCAGAAATATATGGTGGTGAATCGGTGGATATTATCTCAAGCAAGCCAGTTTTATCGGCTCGCACCGCAGATATTCCAGAAATTCAAACTGGTGATGTTTTTGAAATAGATGGCGCAAGCTATGAGGTTCAAGCAATCCGCCCTGATAGTGAGGACATAACCGAACTTACTTTAGAAAAACTATGACACACGCACGCACCCAAATCCGCAATGCTGTAACAGCAATCTTGCTTGGCAATACATCAGCGCAAAACAGAGTTTATGAATCAAGAATTTATCCGCTTGATAACGCAAAACTGCCTGCTTTGCTGGTTTATACCAAGCAAGAGAATGTTGCAGATTATTCAATATCTTATCCGCGCACGCAAAATCGGCAACTGCAACTGACCATTGAGGCTTATGTTAAAGCCAGCAAAAACAGCGATGAAGTTGCCGACCAGATAGCCTTGGAAGTTGAACAGCTTATTGCTGCCAACCCAAAGCTGGGCGGGCTTGCAAAAGATACGATACTTTCCACCACTGAAATTCAATTTTCAGATGATGGCGAAAAACCAATTGCTTACGCAATTATGAACTTCACTGTTTCTTATGCGGTGAAGGAAAACGCACCACAAACCACACTTTAAAATCAACCAAAAACTAGGAGAGCACTATGGCAACTCACGCTGGAAGCGAGGGAAAGGTCTTTATTGGCTCAAACCAAGTCGCAGAAGTAAAATCATGGTCGTTGGAAGTAACTTCCGACACTGTGGACGCATCAATCATCGGCACATCATGGCGCAAAAATCAGGCAACTATCAAAAGTTGGTCTGGCAGTTTTGATGCTTTTTGGGACGAAACCGACACAGATGGTCAAGGAGCATTAGTCGCAGGCTCAACTGTTACGCTGAATCTTTACCCTGAAGGCGATGACACAGGCGCAAAATATTGGAGTGGCGATGCAATCGTAACTTCAATTTCATATAGCGGTGCATTTGACGGCATTGTTGAGGCTAGTTTTAGCTTCACAGGCACAGGCGCACTTTCAAATCAAACAGTATCTTAAGGGGAAGCCATGAAAACAATTGATAGAATCACGCACCATTACGCACAGCAACAAAGGCTGATTATTCATGTTCCAGAATGGGGAGACGAAAACGGCAATCCGCTAGAAATTCATGTAATGCCAATGACCATGGCAGAAGTGAATATGATGCAAAAAATTGCCAGCAAAAAAGCCAGTAATGTTGAGCAAGCCGTTAATGTGATTGTGGTTAAAGCCAAGGACAAAGACGGAAACCGCATTTTTAGCATCAATGATCGAGATACCTTAATGCAAAATGCTGATTATGCAGTTGTGAGCAGAATTGCTGAAAAAATAGAAAGCCACTTTTTTGGCGATGTGGAAACCCACAAGGGAAACTCCGAAGAAACTCTGTCCGCTACCTCCAGCTAATGCTGGCTTACAGGCTTAATCGTTCTTTGGCTGAAATAGAACAGATGAAAACGACAGAGTTTATGGAATGGCTCGCCTTCTTTGAAATTCAAACAGAAAAAAGTAAACAAAATGCCCGTATTCGGTAATGCAGAATTTATAATCCGTGCCGTTAATAAAACGCAAGCAGCCTTCGCCCAAATTAATCAGGGCGTTGGCAATATGGAAAAGCGTTTTAATAACTTTGGGCGGGGTTTAAACCGCATTGGCGGGCTTATGGCAACCGCTTTTGTTGGCAAGCAAATAACTGACACAATCACCAAGTTTGAAAAGCTGGAAGCGTCCTTGCGCACTGTTACAGGTTCAGCAGATAATGCCGCAGTTGCGTTTGGGTTTATTCAAGAATTTGCAGCAACCACACCATTTCAGCTGGAGGAAGTAACCGATGCTTTTATCAAATTAAAAGCTCTTGGCTTAACCCCTTCAGAAGAGGCTCTTAATTCCTACGGCAACACTGCAACGGCAATGGGCAAAAGCCTTAATCAGATGATTGAAGCGGTTGCCGATGCAACAACTGGTGAATTTGAACGCCTCAAGGAGTTTGGGATAAAATCCAAAACGCAAGGCGACCAAGTTACCTTCACCTTTCAGGGGATTAGCACCACAGTTGGCAAAAATGCTGATGAAATTGAGCAATATCTCCGAAATATTGGCGATGTACAATTTGCTGGCGCAATGCAGGAGCAAGCTGGCACACTCAATGTTGCGCTTTCTAATATGGGTGATGCCTTCTCAAAGCTGGTGAAAGCCATTGGCGATGCTGGGCTTACAGATATTTTGATGGCAATTGCAAATAGCGTGAAATGGCTGGCAGATAAAATCACAGAATATATCCCGCTATTTGGCTTGGGATTTAAGAAGATAGTCGCTGAGATAATCAAGTTCGGCAATTATGTGATAGAAATCTTCACTGGTATTGGTGATGCCTTCACCGCCTTTTTTGAGAATATTGGCGATAAGTTTGAAGCATTCGGCAAGGATATGGCAAATTTTATTGCTAATCCGCTTGAGGGTGTATCATTTGAAAACACCTCAAAGGCGTTGGAAAATGGCTTGGTGGATTCAATGGATAAAGCCTTCAATGCTGCCATTGCTAGAGCAAAACAATTTAATTCGGATCTGGATGATGAGCTTTATTCTTCAGCGCAGAAAATAATTGATAAAACATCAAAGAAAACAAAATCACTCGGTGATTTATTTGAGAAAAAGACCGCTGAAAAACCCGCGAAAGATTCGCCTGCAAGCAAAGCCAGCAAGAAAGTTGCAACCGAAGCAAAAACGGCAAGCGATGTTGTAAAAGATGAATTCACAGGGCTTGGTGAAACTATTGAAAGCACAATGGCAAACTCGCTAAATGCTATTGATGGCAACTTCAAGAGTTTTGGCGATATTGCAAAGGGTTTTCTGTCTGATTTGAATAAATCATTGCTGCAATTTGCTTTGAAAGACCTTGGCATTACTGGCGAAGGTGGAATTATCAGCAGTTTATTCAGTGGCATTGGTGGGCTTTTTGGTGGTGGTGGCAAATCCTCTGCTGGTGGCATTGGCGGATTATTCTCTGGCATCACCAGCATGTTTGGTGGTGGAAAAACTGGGGGAGCAAGTGGCGGTGGCTTTGGCAGTGTGCTTTCAAGTGCTGCCAGCCTATTTGGTGGATTTTTTGCTGATGGTGGAAAACTCGCACCCGGAAAATGGGGCATTGCAGGCGAGAATGGACCAGAGCCGATTTTTGCTGGCAACGCTCCGCTGAATATTCTGCCCAACCAATCACTGGCTGGCGGTGGGTCGCCTGTGATGGTTACAATGAATATTCAAACGCCAGATGTGAGAAGTTTTCGGCAAAGCCAAAATCAAATTGCCGCTGACATGGCTAGAACAATCGAACGAGCAAGGAGGAATTTATGAGTTAGCAAATCCGATTAGTGGTTGGTAGTTGCCAGCATCGGCTTCACGAAGGGCTGAGATATAGCGTTTTCTGATTTCATCAGGCTTGGTTAAATCAGAATTTCCGCCCCATGATAATTTTGAGGCGTTATATTTTGCAATGACAATATCAGCGCAAAGCCTTGCATGCCTGCCGTTTCCGTTTGGAAAAAGATGGATTTTAACAAGGCGGTGGTGGAACATAACTGCTATATCTTCAATCGAAAAACTTTTGTTTTCTAACCAGAATTTTGCGTCATCAAGGAGGAGTCTTAACTCGGTTGGAATTTGGAAATACTCAACGCCAATATTTTTGTTGGTTTTGCGGAATTTTCCTGCCCATTTCCAAACATGTCCATACATGCGCTTGTGAAGATTAAGCAGGAATTTTTCATCAAAAACATCTACTTTGTTAAGCGTGGATTTTTGCATAACCCAAGCGCGAGCTTCAAGAATATTTTCTTGCTCGAAATTGTCTAAATCTTCACGAGTTAGAATTGTCGGGATTAAATCTCGCTTTTCTTCCTCGTCAAGTGGCGTTTGCCCTGCAATGTATATGTAATTTATCATTTGTCCCAAAGTTTAGAGTTGAGGTTTTGCGTAAGCTCATTTGCGACTTCTTTGGTTTTTTGCTTAACATTGCCAACTCCTTGACCTTCAAGTTTCATTGAATGGTCAACTGTATGCACAATTTCATAGGCTTTTTTGAAAGCTTGTTTTTTAACAATATCCTCAAGCCTGCCTTCATTTGGCACAAGAGCATAAACCAAGCGGCAATCAAGAGCTTCAGCAGCTTTGCGGAGTGATTTCAAGGTGATTGAATCATCAGCTTCGTTCTTTTCAAGGCGTGCAACTGATTGTTTTGCAACGCCCATTCTGCCAGCCAATTGCTGAACGCTCATGCCAATAGTTGAGCGAATAGCACGAATCCAGCCCTCAGAGGGGGCTTCAGGCATGTTTATTTGCGCCAGATGCTTATCTAGCGTTTGTAACTGCATTTGTTTAAATTTACTCATATTGTCAGCCTCTATTATGACTATTTAATGTAATATAGCATAATATATTATGACAGTAAAGCTAAAAAAGGCATAACATACTATGACATCATTTGAA